AATTCTTTACTTATTCAATATAAGCAAGATGTAAACGATTTTGACAAGCTACCCCCGAACAAGACTTGGAATCATATTTTAGGCATCGACGTAGGTTTTAGGGACGCAGATGCCCTTTGCGTGTTGGCCTGGTCTTCTGACGACCCTAACACCTACCTAGTCGAAGAAATCGTGTGCACCAAGCAGGACATCACCGACCTAGCCAACCAAGCTCAAGCCCTAATAGACAAGTACAAAGTATACAAGGTCGTGATGGACGCAGGCGCCCTCGGCAAAAAGATTGCTGAAGAAATGATTCGCCGCCACAGAATACCCGTGGAAGCTGCTGATAAGACTCGTAAAATTGAAAATATAACCTTTCTTAATGATGCCTTACGACGAGGGCATTTTAAAGCCAAAGCTAATAGTAGGTTTGCCCAAGATTCTTTTATGGTCGAAATCGACCGCGACAAGAGTACCCCCGAACGCATCAAGGTCTCTGACCGTTTCCACTCCGACATCATTGACGCGGTGCTTTATGCGTTCAAGCTGTCACCAGCGTTTTCTTACGAGCCGCCAAAAGTAAAGCCAGCTAGAGGAACCAAGGAATGGGCGGAAGCCCAAAACTCAGAAATGTGGGAAAAAGAGCTTTCCGGGTATAAACAGGCCGAAAGTGACCGAAATTTGTGGGGTTTTAACGAAGATTAGGCCAATTAGGACGATCCTTCGATATTGACAGCCAAAAGCAAAAGATCGTCTCCCGGAGGCCTCCAATTCTTCCCTTCCTTAAACCCAAGCAAATGTCTGGCTTGATGATCTCCAAACGCACCCCTGATGAACCTGCTGGCAAAGAAGATCCGATGCAGGACGACGCCAACCATGAGCTTGAAACCGCAATGGAAGACTTTTTGCGCGCTATGAACGCCAAAGATGCGAAAGCCATGGCTGAAGCTATCAAAGACGCTTTCGACATTTGCGACGCCCAGCCGCATGAGGAAGGCCCGCATACCAACGATTACGACGAACAAAACGAAAAAGCATCCGATTGGACAGATCGGTAATAAGGAATACATACAATGCCACTTATGCCGGGCAAAAGCCGCAAAGCCTTCAGCAAGAACGTCGAAACGGAAATGGATGCAGGAAAGCCCCAAAAGCAATCTCTGGCAATCGCCTATTCCGTCAAAAACCGATCGCCCAAGCGTAAAAAGATGGCTGATGGCGGCGCTGCTTCTAGCGGTACTATTGGCTCACATGACAGCGACTCAGATTACAAGTCGAAGATGGACGACGCGTCTAAGTGGGAAAAAGAAGGCAAAGAAAGCGAAGTCAACCACCCCTCCCTAAAGCAGATGTGGGACAACGTCTTCAAAGCGGAAGGCGGGGAAATCAGCGCTTCTAACGAAAAGCGCCCTATGCCTGACCAAGAACATGACGATGCCAAAATGGCCAATAAAAACAAAGGTATGAAGCCTTTGACGCAAGACGGCTGGACTGACCAGCCCACCGTGAAAGAAGCCCAGATGGATAAAAAACCGAGAATTCAGCCTACCAAGCCTAAAATCCATACTTCTGGCGTCTTCTCGGTAAGAGACGCCAAGCGATTTGGCGAAGAAGAAGATCTTGAGAAATCAGACGCCCCAGCTGCTTACGCCGCCCAACCTCCGGCTATGGACGACGAAGAAGATGCTGCTGCTAAAGGCCCGTCTACCCCTTCGCTTAAAATGAAGATGATGGCTGAAGGCGGAAATATTAGCCTGGAGCAATCAAAAAAGTCTAATCCTGGCCACGCTAGCGAAGAAATGGGCAGCGGACCTGAAGAAGACGAAGCAGAGCATCCGGCCGGCCTTGAAGAAGACAATGACGAAATGGGGCCTGCCAACCAAGAGTTTATGGCTGACCATTTTGCCGACGGTGGACCTATCTCTGACGAAGACGACATGGAGCACGCTAGCTCTATTGCTGCCGCTATCATGATGAAAAGAGCCAAGAAAATGGCTGACGGCGGAGAAGTAGACCTTAAAGAAAACGCTATGGAACAGCCTAACAGCTACTACCATGCGAACGAAGACGAAGTTCTTAAAGAAAACGACGACGAAGACCTTTGGAGCATGACGGATCCGATGGACTCTAACGAACATGGCCACGAGCTGTCTGACGAAGACGCCCACGACATGGTGAGCCGCATTCGTGCAAAGATGGCCAAAAAATCGCCGATGTCGCGGTGATCTATGATCGAAAAGCTCAAGGATCTTGAAGCTTTAATGAAGTTGTGCCGCAAGCAAGGGGTGAAATCAATCACCCTCGAAGGCATTACGTTTGAATTGGCAGATATTAAGCAAACTAAAGCTAGCGGCAAAGAAGTAAAGCTACCCAACTTTGACCCTGGCATTATCCCTAGGCCTATGCTGCGTCCTCTTACCGCTGACAAGATCGAAACGGACGAGCCTAGCGAGATGGATCTACTTTTCTACAGCGCCACTGGGCAGTCTGAAGTGTTATGACTAAACAGCTCGTTCCACCGATGATGCTTATTTGTGAATGTCAAGGCTTAATAAAAAGACCTGGCGTTCAATACGACTATAACGGAAAAATTTGCACTTGTAGTAAGCCCAAGCCCTTGGAAGTAAGCATTTCAGCTCCTAAGAAGTTCGGGAAGCCCCTGTGAAGATTACTAAAGGCAAAGGCGCTCCTGAAAAGATCACCTTCCGCACCAAGCCTGCAGACGAAACGTCTGTCATGGCCCAATGGTGGCTGGAGGAGAATCAGGACAAAGCTGCCGCCCAAATGCTCACCACGGCTGCCTACCTGAAAGAAACTCAGGGCAACCGTTACCGCATGGCAGCCATCTTTGCCCGCCTATACGGCAACCAAAACCTGTTCAGCTTTGTTGGAATGAACGCCAACAAGATGGACCAGATGACGGGAACGCCTTCAGAGCGCCCTACGTTCAACCTAATTCAGTCCTGCGTCGACACCCTGGTGTCCCGCATTAGCCAAAGCCGCCCTCAGCCAGTATTCCTTACCGACAACGGTGACTACAAACAGCGCAATTTAGCTAAAAAGCTGAATAATTTTATCCTGGGCGAGTTTTACAACACCAAAGCCTATGAATTGGCCGCTATTGCGCTCAGGGACGCCTTGGTTGAAGGAACGGGCGTCATCCATACCTATGAGACCCCCGACAACAGAGTTGGAATGGAGCGGGTTTTATTGACCGAGCTCCTGGTGGACCCATCAGAGTCCATGTACGGAGACCCCCGCCAGCTCTACCGCCTTAAACTCGTCGACCGCAAAGTGCTATTAGCTAACTTCGGCTACGACAAGAAAATGCGAGAAAAGATTGAGTTAGCAGCTAAAGGCACCCCAGACAATAGCGCAGATAGCTCTAAAAGCGTTTCCGACCTGGTGATGGTGGTAGAAGGCTGGCACCTTCGCAGCGGCAAAAACATGTCAGACGGCCGCCATACCCTCGCTTGCAGCACGGGCTTCCTAATCGACGAGGAATACGAAAGGGACATGTTTCCCTTCACTTTCCTACATTATAGCCCCCGAATGCTAGGTTTCTGGGCTCAAGGCGTAGCTGAACAGCTTATGGGCACCCAGATGGAGCTCAACTCGATCTTGTACACTATTAGCCAAGCTATTAAGCTCGTTGGCGTCCCCCGGGTGTTCCAAGAAGAAGGCAGCCGCATAAATACTGCCTCTCATAATAACCAAATTGGCGTAATTGTCAAATATCAGGGCACAAAACCTTCATACGAGGTTGCCCCCTCAAACGCGCCAGAGCTCTACGCAGAGCGCGACAAGCTCATCCAGTACGGCTACCAGCAGTGCGGAGTCAGCGCCATGCAGGCATCTTCCCAGAAGCCTCAGGGCCTGGACTCTGGCGAAGCTATCCGCACCTTCGACGATATTCAAACCGACAGATTTGCCGCCCTTGCCCGACGTTACGATAACTTTTTTGTCGATTTAGCATACCAAGTTATTGATCTTGCTAAAGAAATTGCCGAAAGAGACGGCGAATATTCAACCGTCTACCCCAACAAAAATGGCACAAAAGAGATAGACTTTCCCAAAGCTGCCCTAACCAAAGACAGCTTCATCATCCAGTGCTATACACAATCTAGCCTCCCCAAAGACCCCGCAGGAAGATTAGCTAAGATCACAGAGATGATCACTAGCGGCATGATCAGCATCCAAGAAGGCCGCCGCCTGCTTGACTACCCCGACCTCGAGCAAGTCGAAAAGCTTGCTAACGCCGGTGAAGAGCGAATCTTTCAAATACTTGATGATATTATAGAAAAAGGCGAATCCGGATTCCAAGCTCCAGACCCTTTTATGGACCTTGCTTTAGCCAAAACGACAGTAGTGCAGTACATCAACTTGTACGGTTCGGCTAAGCTGGAAGAATCCAAAATGCAGCTATTAAGAGACTTTTATACGCAAGTGCTCGATCTAATGCAGGCCGCTCAGCCTCCTGCCCCTCCCATGGCCCCTAATGGCCAACCAATGCCAGGCGGCGTACCAGCTGCCCCGGTAGCACCCCCACCCACCCAACAAGGCATTAATTCACAACAGGGCTAACTAAGGATAATTAATGAAAGATTTAATTTCTTACGCAAGGTACTTGTACGAGCGTTTTTACCTGCACCGTGAACATCGTCGAAGCCTAGAAAATAATCGCGCTTGTAACCAAAAAATGAATAATGGCTACTATTATTCTTTTTCATTCTTCGATTTGTCCCCAATCGACTACGCATACCACCTAGGGCCAACCGCCACGTTCTCAAAATGGCGCCAATTAAAAGCCAGCAGAGCCCTTTATATCAATGCCGCCAAAGATTCTAAACGACGCGCAGCTCAAGCTTATGCC